AGGACATAATGGAAGGAGCCACCGCTGACGGAGGCGGACTTTTAACTCTTTGTGTCACTTTTTGTGAACTTTGGCTTGTAGAATTATTTGTGTTCACATTTTGTGAAGTATTGTTATTTGTGTTCACATTTTGGTTGCTCGTTGTAACATCGGAAGTTGATGAGCTGACATTGTTGTTGTTGTTAGTATTTGTCGAAACACTTGTTGAATTGTTCGTGTTTAAGTTGGTATTTTCTGATGTAGAGTTGTTAGTTATCAATGAAGTGTTGTTAACATTTTGCGTCTGATTAATCGTGCTTGTCACCGTTGATGTGTTCACATTTGTATTGTTCGATGTCGAATTGTTTGTTTGAGAAATTGTCGTGTTGTTGGTATTAAAATTAGTATTCGTGTTCGTGCTAGTGCTTTGATTTACATTGGTATTATTATTGGTGTTGGTATTATTGCTAGTAACAGTAGAAGTCGTCGTAGTCGTATTTGTTATGTTGCTGTCCTCAGCTATAACAATAGAACTAACAACTGCTACTGATACAAAAATAATTAAAAGGTCTCGTAAAGTTTGTCTCATTTTTCATTTCTCTTTACTCTCCTCTTGCTCTGATTTACACACGCCTTGACACTTATAGTCAACCGTTTTCTGTTCTAAAGGCACTTCTTTACAACATTTTTTTTCTTCATTAGAAATTAACATTTGCTGCCAATGTTCTTAACTGTTCTGGTGAAATGTTTTGAGGTGCTTTTTGTACGCCACTATAATTAGCAAGGTCTATAATTCCTCCGCCACTAGCTTGTTTTTGTTTAGCTAATGTTTCTAAATCACCTAACAAAGAATTGTAAAAATCTTTTCCAGCATTTTCACCTTTAAATGTTCTTCTATAAATATTACCACCGTCTCTTGTTGATTGATCTCTTCCATCAAAATAATCTAATCTTTGTCTAAATCCTGTAACATCTCTGTTACCAATGTTATATGCAAGACCATCTCTACCACCATAGTTAACTTGAATATCACCTTTTAAATCAACGCCATATTGTTTTTCAAGTTCTTGAATTAATGGAATAATTGGTTCCATTATTTTCATAGTTTGATCTACATTTTCTTGACTATATTTTTTACCCTCCATACCAAAACTTAATGGTTTAAACTCATCTAAGTCAATTGATGTATAGCCTGTTTTGTTAGATGGTTTTTTATTTCCTAGTAAACTAGCAACTAAAGCTGCACCAGCAAGCCAAGGAGCTGCTGTTGCAAGTCCTGAGAAAGCACTAATGCCAGATGCTCCAGCTCCTGCTAAAGTTCCAAGACCAGATGCTAAAGATGGATCATCAATAAAGTCAGCTAAAGATAATACACCACCAACAGTTCCAAGAACATTGCCTATACTTGTTATACCTTGACCTGGTACTCCACCTCCTAAAAATCCAGTAGCATTCGATCCAGTTCCTGAAACACCAGGAATCCAAGATCGAGGTGCGTTAAAGAAATTTCCTACTTGCTGAAAAAAACCAGGGTCGGCATCTGTAAGGTTGGGCGTTTGACCAGAAATATATTGATCAGGTGTTGCGGCTTTAGTATTACCAAATACACTTGGTTTTCCTCTAATTGCATTCCAAAATTCTTTTATTTCTTGCCATGGTTTCATCATAGCCGGTGAACCATCAGCATTTAATAGAATGTTTTGTGTACCTCCTGCCATTGCAGGAGCTAAATTAGAACTTCCTAGTGCTTGACCTAAACTTCCAATACCTGATGCTATAGCTGAATCTATTGGTCGAGCCCACTGTTCAAGTGCTCCACCTTTTTCAAAAAATCCTTTATCATCTTTAAACCAATTTAAAGGATTTAAAGAACCCATATTACCTTTCATTGATGCAAAACCAAGAGTTGGTAATCCAGCATAATCTAATAATGTTCCAACACCAGTAGTAGCGGCTCCAATTTTTAAGGCATCTTTTACTGCGTCTCCTAATGATGGAGTTCCAAAACCCATTGTTCCAGATTCATAACCTAAATTATCCATAGGATTATAACTTTGCACTGGTGTGTTACCTGCAAGACCTGGAGGTGTGCCTCCAAAAGTTACACCTTGTCCTGTTCCTAATCCTACACCTGGCCTTAAAGGAACACCTTTATAACTAGGGTCTGCATAAGCATAAGAAGGAAGACCGCTAGTAGGTATTTTTGTACTTCTTCTTGGGTCTTTTTGTAATAATCCTACAATATCAGAACTTAAAACATTTCTTCGTGAAGGACTTCTATATCCGTAAGCAGAAGATGATTTTGGAAAAAGCTGTGGATTAGTTAAAGGTGGCATTTATCTTCTCCTCACCAAGTCTTGATTTTTTGGGTTGTTTCCAGCAAGAGCCCTTCGTCTATCTATTTCTGTAAATATTGTATCATCAAAAGTTTGAACATTTGGAAGTCTAGTTGGAGTTTTATATCGAGACGAAAATTTTCTTGAGCCACCAGTAAATTGATTTACAAGATTATTAGCTATATTAGGACCAGCTGCTAATACTTGCGAACCTGTGTTTGCTAGTCTATCGGCTATGTTTGATGTTCTTTGTTTAATACCTTGTGCATCTCTTATTTTTTTTATATCAGTTGCAGACGGACCCATTCTATCTCTATCACCTTGTCTATCTCTAGCTGTAAGGTAAGATAAATCTCTTAAAGTTTTTGCTGTTATTTGTCTGCCTAATTCACCTTTTGTTAAAGTTTTTTGCGGCAATGCTGATTTTGCTAAAATTTTCATAAATTCAGGTTTTAACATTAGTTTGCTTAATGCAACTATAGCAGCACCAGCTAAGACTAAACTTGCACCACCAGTAATCATTGCTGCATTAAGACCTAATAAACCATAAGCTATTGTCATGGGAGCTCCTGCAACTTGCATAGCAAAAGCAGCAGCAACAATACTTCCCATGCTAGTGCTTTTATTTGATTTTTTTGCTGCATTAGAAATTGTTTTTAATGTTTCAAAAGGATTTTTTCCTTTAAAACTTCCCTTACCTCCTGTTCCTTTAAAGACGATGTTAAATCTTTTTGGGTCCATATTACCTATTACTCTTTGAACATTAGCATCACTAAATAAATTAACAACGCTTTGAAGTGTTATTTCGTCAGTAGCATCTAAACCTTCAAACCCAAGGTCTTTTATAAATTTATCCATAACACGAGATTGAAGTTGTTCTAATTCTTCAGGTGCCATTTTATTAATAACTTTTTCAATATCTTTTGTAGACCTATCACTATTAAATAAATCATCAACAAATTGATTAAAATCAGAATCATTTGTTAATTTATAATCTTGATCTCTTAACTTTGTTACAAATTGATCATTATTCCACTTATCTAAATCTCTCTGAGCTTTTGAAAAATTTTCTAATGCTTCATCTAGTCCTTGTGGATTAGCGTCATTAAGCACACGATTAACTTGTGATAAACCATTTTGTAATCTATTGGCAATATCTGGCGGCACATCAACACCTGATACAACATTGTCAAGTTTATTAGAAAAATCTAATAATTCTTTTGCTGTTTTTTCACCAAATATAGTTACAAGAGAACTTTTGGCTCCAGGTTTTCCTACATCATCAACACCTAATTCATCAATAACTGTTCTAATATTTGTTAAACTTAGTTGTCCTTTTTCATTAATCATTCTTCTAAGCGTAGCTCTTTTAAGTTCATCTCTTACAAAATTTTCTATTTCATCAATAGACATATTACTATCAACAAAATTAATTTTATCTTGTTGTGCTAATTTATCAGCTGGTCTTGATCCAGGTTTAAACACTGCTTCAGCAACATCACTATCCATTGGACCACTTTGTATTGCATCGTAAGCAGTTTTTTGAGCACCTGTTACAGTTCTAATTGGTTGACCTGCATCATCAAGGGCAATATCAAGATATTCATCAGGCATTTGTTTGCTTGGTTGATAAATAGATTTTCTTTGTTTTTTAATAGTTTCAGTAAAAAACTTCATAAAAGATTCTAAACTTTCTGGATTGTTTGGGTCTAATAAAACATCTATTAAGTTATTATAATTTACCTCTCCGTCAGCAACCCTTATTGCTAATTCTCCTAAACCATACTCTTCAAATATTTTCATTTGATTTTTGCTGTCAATCGTTATGTCTTTAATAGCAGCATTATATTCATCCATCTGAGATAAACCCTTATTAATAAGATTTTTATCAGCTCCAGGTTTCGCTTTTATTTTTCCGGCTCTTGCTTGATTTATTGCGTTATCTAATGCAGCTGTTGCAATATCATTATCTTCAATAGCAGCGTCCCACAATTTTCGTGTATCAAATTTAGAGCCTTGTACCCCATCTAAAGAAATTTTTCTCATTTGCTGAATAAGTAAATTAGATTCTGCTGGAGATATGTATAGTGGTTTAATAGCTTGTCCAGTTTCAGGATCGATATTATCCCAAATTTTTGCTAAAGGGCCCCCTTCTTCAATTATTACATCTTTAAAAGAACCTTTTACTTTTGCTAGTTCTTGAGAAATTCTTTGAGTTCCAATAAAGTTTTGAGAACCACCAGTAGTTACTAAAAGAACATCTCCATTATCACCAATTAAAAATCTTAAATCTTCTACATTTTGATTTCCTTTTAAACCTTGTAAATAATTCATTGAATTATTAGTTATGTCACTAGAACTTCCTTTTATATTGTTAATTCTAGCACCCATGGTATCTAAAGCCTCATCTAAACCAACAAATAATTCATCTACATTTTGAAGACCTTTCCTACCTAATACCTCTGCTGTTTTCATCGCTTCTACACTACTTAAAGCAACAGCTTGATTAATAGTGTCATACATATCTGCTATATCATTTATTGGAATTTCACCTTTTTGCGATAACCTTAATAAAGCTCCTAAACCATCAGCCGCAGCAGCTCCAAGATTTGCTCTATGTGTTTTTAATGCCTTTTGTAAAAGTTTTCCTTCTCCATTAAGGTGCATTTCAAGTGTTTCAATTAATTCTTTATCTGTAAAATTTTTTAATTCAGACGGAAATTGTTCTTTAAGTTCTTTAAGTGCAACTCGTGCATTTACTTTATCTCTTGTAAGATTACCTTTTCCTATAGCATCTATAGCCGCCATAATTCTTCCTCTTACAGGAGATTCCATTTCATTAAATATATCAACAAGATAACCTCTTTGTACTCTATCCATAATACTGTTTTCGTCAGCTTTTAAAATTCCTGTTTCTTGCCAATTTTTATACGCCTGTTCTCCATAAACTTCTTTTGTAAATTTTGTAGCACCCTTTGTTTTTATAGCTGTTTGTATACCTTTACCTGCTAGTTGTCCTAACACTGAAAAACTTCCAGCTAATTTTGCTTCCGTTATACCTCTTGCTTGAATATCTTTCCATGACTCTTCACTAATACCTTTGCGTAATTGTTCTGCTTCAGCTAAAACATTACCAACATATGCTCCACCAGCAGCACCTGCGGCATTAGCAGCTATTCTTGTTGTAGGTCTTACAATATTCATTGTTTTCCCTAAAATACTTGCTAATTTATTTGCTTTTCCTAAATGACCCTTTCTAAGTAATCTTCCTATGGGGCTATTAGATGTAGCTACTTTTCTAAAGCCAGCATCCGCTGCTACTTCACCAACTACTGATGCAACTAAAACTTCTCCAAACTCTCCAAAGAAATCAGAAAAATCTTCTGACTCAAATCTTTCGGCATCTATTGCAAGAAGATTAGAACCTTCTTGACCAATTTTACTTCTGCCTTCTTGTGTTAAAAGAAAGTTACCCATCTTATCAACGACATATCCATTTTTTCCAACTTTTTTATCTAAAAAATTAACTTTTTCTTTAAAGTTATTTGTTCCAGAAAAACCCATTCTAAAAACATCATTGTTAACACCAGTCTTATAATCAGCTCCTCTAAAGCGACCTCTGTTGTCATAAAGTTTGTTTGATATTCTTCTTTGAGGTCTTAAAGAATTACTTCTTTCTTTTGCATAATTAACAGCTTCTTCTTCTGATTCAAATAAAGGAATATCTCTTCCTGTTAATGGGTCTTTAGCTCCGTTTCTTCTTACAAAATCTTCTAAAAAACTTACATCAAATTGACCACCTTCAGTATTTACTGTTGGCATAGTAATCCACTTGCCATCTTCAGTTTGAAAAGTTGTGGATTTTTCAGAATAATTTTCTCCAGTTTTTGGGTCTTTATATATTTTTCTACCGGCGTTAGTTCTTAAATCAGAAGTTTGTTTTCTAATGCTAGGTTTTTTTCCTTGTAATTGATTGCGAAGTTTAGCTTCTTCTGTTTGAGTTAAATTTTCTGATTCTTGAATAACTTTTATATATTCACCATTTGAATCTTTATAATATTTTTCAACGGCCATTAAGAGCCTCCAGCTACATTAATTGTTCTTATAACTGCATCTTTTGGAATATCAGAAGCACTTACAGCTTCAAATTTAAATCTACTAGATTGAGGAACTGAAAGTCTTGATCCACCTCTTTTAACTTCATTTCTTAAACGATCTTCTATTTCTAAAACTTCATCCATATATCCGCTTTGTTCTGCTTGTGCATAAAGAGCTTGTAAAGCTGTATTAGCGTTTTGAGATGGCTTTTCAAAAATAGTTAACAATTCATCTAATGCTATCCAAGCAGATGTTAAATCTGTTGTTGTTCCTAAAATATTAACAATGTCATCTGCTCTTTTTCTATCAGCATCAGATATTGTTCTATTAGATTCACCTAATAATGTTGTAATGTTTTGTGCAGTAAATCTTTTTGCCCATCTGCTTAGAACTTCAGCAGCTACTTTTTGTGATCTTTCATCTAAAACAGGTTGCCCAAAATCATCTGTCACTACATCCCCAGCGTCATCATATTGAAAATCTATTTCTACATCTAATCCTCTTGATGTTCCAGATAATGCATTTATACCCCTAAGAACATCATTTACTCTTTGAGATAAACCTATTGTATCAGGTCCTAATAAATTTCTTACTTCTTCAATTTCGCCTTGTGTTTCTTCAGTGTATCTTTCAGCTCTATAAATTTCAGCCATAACTGGTGCTAAATCTAAATCAGCAGTAAGTCTTGTGTTTCCTTGATCATCCTCAAGTAACCTTACTTTGTATTCTAATCCTTCATTAGAATTTCTAGAATACATGCCAGGAAGTTTTATTCCATATGCTTTTTTATGCATAAGTGGAGACGCACCACCTTCTGCCTGCATATCAGCGTAATTTTTTTCTATTTTAGAAAGAGTTAACGCATTATCTAATTGAGCTTTTTCTATTTCTAATGCGGTTGGCCCTGCTGGTATTCTTCCAGCTAACATTGCTTCTCTCATAAACTCTTCATCATTTAAGTTTGCTGGACCAAATTCATAACCAAGACTTTCTAATTGTCTAGCTTCTAATGGAGTTATAGCTGTAGGAGTCATTTGCCATTCTTCACCAGGCTTTCTAAAGGCCATTCTTTGTGAATTAGCAGCTTGCTGATCTTCGTATTCCATTTCTGCTAAAATTTTAGCATTTTGATAATTAGACATTGTTTTACCTGGGTCATTATAATCTATAGGTAACATTCTAGCTTGTGCTTCTGCGTATTGCTCTGCTCTTGGTGTTTGAGAACTTTCAACAGCATCTTCACCATAACCAAAAGTACCTTCTGAAATTTTACCACCCGCATATCCACCACCACCTGCAAGTGGTAATAAATATCTTGGATTTTTTGTAGCTAAAGTCATTCCTATCCCACCTACTGCACCAACAGCTTGTCCACCTAATTTTGCTAATTTTTGAAAACCAGTTGCTTCTTTAGCCGGTAAATCTTGTCCTCTTAATAATTGTATATCTTGTAATAAAGAAGCCTTAGAATTTATTGGTGGAGTTGGGTCTGCTTGTAATTCAGCAATATCCATATTTTTTATAACTTCAGCCGCTTCACCAGTTCTACCCGTTTGTTCTTTAAATACTTCATATAACAAAACATTGCTCTCAGGATTACTTTCAATACCAATTTTTTCTTTTGTTATAGGTTGAATAAAAGATACATTTCCATCATCGTCTGTTTCTGTATTCTTTTTTATCCATTTTTTAAAATCTTTAGCATCATCAAATTCTGCTAATTCATCTTTTTTTACTTCTTTTGGTTTTTTCTTTTTTTCTTGTCCGGATAATGCAGTTATACTTTTTGTAAGATTATTTAATCTATCTTGTATTTCTAAAGGTTGAGAATCTGGAATGATAGCATCAGTTCCACCACCTGCAAGAACAACATCTTTTGGTAAATTTGCAGAACGCTTTTCAGCATTATCCATAGCGTTAATAACTGATGGCCCAACCGCTCCTAAACCTAAAATACCCATTGCTGCTCTTCCCATTGGGGAAAGACCTACTACTCTTCCAGCAGGACTTTTAGCAAATTTACTTGCCATATTTAATATTTTTGGCTTTATGATTGGTGGGTTATTCATGGTTAGAATCCTAAATAATCAAAAGCTGTGTTAAAAAATCCTCCTCCAGAACTTTCTCCTGTGGGGAATTGAGAAGTAAAAGATGGATTACCAAATGTTTGTTGCATTGGGCTTGGAGCTGGTTGTTGCATCATACCATAACTCATTGTATTAGGAGACATTCCTAAGAACCCTTGTTGATACGCAGTTCTATTTAATGGGTCCATATATATGCTCATAGCGTTAGCTCTTTGCGTATCATAAACAGCCTGTTCAAAAGCTCTTGCTCTTTGTCCAGCAGAAGTTAAAGCATTAATGTCATTAAATTGTAATCCTTGTAAATTATTACCATATTGATTAAATGTATTTCCAAGTCCTGACATAACTGGGGCAAAGTTTCCTAATCCTTGTCCAAGTTGAGCAAAACTACCTCCCATTCCACCTATTCCAGTAGAAAGATTGGAAAGAAGGGCCGCTAAACCACTTCTTGTTTGTCCAAAGGCTTGACCTAAATTAGCCATAGTTGGGGCACCTGTTCTTAATGCCTGTTGTTCTAAGTTAAATTGATTTTGTGCTTGATTAAATGCTGTACCTAATCCTCTTTCAAGAGCATCTTGTCTTGCTTCTTGTTGTTGTTTTTGTAGTTGTAAACCTAATAAACCTGCTCGTGCAGAACCTCTTAAACCAGAACCGGCAACTTGAGTATTTAAGTCTGTTATTTTTTGATTATAAAACTCATCTATATCTTCAAGTTGATTTTCTAAAACAGCATTAACATATGGATTCATATAATAGTTAGCTGCTCTTTGATCAAAAGAACCAAGCCCAGCGTTAAGCATATTAATTGCTTCGTAAATTCCTCTTTCAGTTGGTTGTAATCCACTTCTTGCTAAATTAGCAGCGTCTCTTTGCCCTCTAACTGCTTCGCTATAAAGAGGATAAGCATCTCTCATTACAGCAGCACCTTCTCCAATAAAAGGAAGGGCACCTTCAGCTAATTCTACTCCCCTATTAAAGTAAGGTAAATAAGAACCTACTCCTACTGAGGTTAAATCTAAAGCTCTTTGCTCTAAAGGGTTAAATGGAGCAATTTGAGTTGTAAGTGCTTCAATTGGAGGGGGATTAGAAGAAACAGCATAGGCTTGATTAAATAAAAATTCTTGAAGAGCCCTTATATAAGGGTCAGCCATTTGATATGCAACCTCACCTTGAGGTATATAATCTGTTGCGAGAGGTAATCCCGTTGTAGATGTTTCATCAACCATTATGCATTCTCCAAACTATTCATTAACTCATACATTTTTCTTACACCTTCTGCTCTACTTCCATTACCTGCTCCTTTAACAGCTTTAGCTGTCATAACAAACTCACCATCTGATAATCTGGCTGGTATAGAATCACTTGTTCCTGTTCCTGGACCATTAGCTGCTCCACCGTTTATTAAATTAGCTACACCACCAGCGGCATAACCCATTCTAGGTGTATTAATTGGAACATTAGGTTGTGCGTAAGTAGGATATAATTGATTAGGATCAATTGTTTTAAATTTTCCACCTAATTGATTTTGTATATCCATTCTCGCTTGTGCGTTTCTTGCTTGTATATTTGTTTGTGCATTTCTAATTGGTAAATTAGTTGGCTGTTGTAATGCCTGTACTAACATCAACATTCTTATAGATTCTGGTTTTAATTTACCATCATCATCATAGACATCAGATTCTTTATCATTTAATTTTGCTATAAAATTAATAATATCTTCATCACTAATTTCTGTCATACCAGAATCATTTTTTATTTGTTCTTTATATGGATTGTTAATTATATCAGCGTAAGTGTTTGATGTTTGATCAAATTGACCAATACTTCCCATACCACTTGATAAACCAATATTAGGAATTTGTTCAAAACCACTACCAAGTAGCTCAGAACCTAAGTAATTTTTTAATTGCATATCTGCATATTGATCAGCTTGAGGAAAACCTAGTGCATCCATTAATTTACCTTGAGCATACATTCCTGCTACATTTGATAATGTATTTTGTAAGTTTTCTGAATTTCCAGCTAAAGAAGTTATACCTTGTCCTATGTTTTGTAGACTAGGCATAGCTTGTGCTTGACCAGAGCCAGTTAATGCATCCATAATATTTCCTGCATTATAACCACCAATACCACCTGCTATTCCTCCTCCTAAAAGACCTAAAGTACCACCTGCTAATCCTCCTATACCTAATCTTGGAAATAATTTACTTCCTAATTTTCCTCCTAATTTTCCAAGCAATCCACCACCTAAAGTTGTTCCCGCTATTGTTCCTAGTGCTCTTCCGTAATTACCTTTTTGAAAATCTTTACGAAGACCACTTTTAGGGTCAGCTAATGTTGGAGCTAATAATAGACCTGAATGAACATAAGGACTTTTTAATGGGCTAAGTGCTTTTCCCATAAATCCGCTAAGACCAGAAAATTGACCAGCTTTTGATGCTGCTTTACTTGCCCCTGCTCCCCTACCAAATAAGGAAGACACTTTACCGAATAAACTTGGAAGTCCTCTTTTAACGAAAGGAATTAATGCTCTTCCTCCTATTAATGCTGGTAATGCCATTATGTTGTCACCACTGTTACTGTTCCTAATGAGCTAATGGTACTTACCCCTGTTGGGTAAAACACCGGTTCATACAAATTTCTCCAAGCATTGCCATCGTACGCTTGATGTACTTCGATCGTTGTATTGAATATTAACCCACCTGGGCTAAATTTTCTACTATTTCTTTCCGTTGTTGTGTAGGAAGGTACTACATTTAAGTCCAATTGGAAAAGGTTTTGTTCAATTGTTCTCACTAACCTATTCAAAGTATTGGCATCTATGTCTTCCTGATTAAACCGAGGAAGAGAAGAGAAAGCCTGTCTTATGTCATATCTTGGCATTATTGTCTCCCATCTGGTTTAACATCTAATCGTGTAGAACCTAATCGCCATCCTACACCTAATCTGTTTGCTGTATTTTGTGAACTATCATTGTGACTTGATACTTTTAAAGCAAATTGTCTACCACGCCCTCTAATATTCTTAACTTGTGTTTCTGAGTCAACTGCAACATTTGCATCGGTAACAAGATTTCCACCTGGTGCATCACGCATTCGTACAAGTAAATCAACAGTTTGTGCACCTGCTCCGTCTACTCCAATAAATTTAAAGTCTGGTATAACTCTACTAACAAAGGCAAATTGTTCACCATCTTGTAAGTCTATATCTCCAGATTGTACAAACACACCATCCATTGGAGAACCGTCATCATCATAACCAGTTTCATGAGCATACACATATCCAGTTGATGAACCTTTTGCAGCTCTTGGTTTTTGATAGATACCGTAATCAATCCAAGCTGTTCTTTCTAACTTACCTATAGACCATGTTTGTTGAACATAATTATATGTTACATATCTATCTATTTCAGCTGAACCAGCGGAAGGATAAAACCAACCTACTTCGTCAAATGTCTGATTTGA